CTTTTAGTCATAGACACATTGTTATTTAAAAAGCACGCAAATCCTGTTGCACAAAGTTTATACTTCCATGATGATAGTGTAGATATGAGATATATCTGGGATAAAAAACCTAATATTAAAATTGGAAGGATGGTTTTCTATAAATGAAAAAAGAACCTGTAGCATGGCTTTATGAAGAATTTGATGTTAAGTCTGGAGACCTAAAGAAGTCTTATTTATGGTCATTTCATCCTAACCAGCTTTCATATCTAAACGACTTAAAGAATACAACGCATCACATTAAGATAACACCTTTATTTGCAGGTGAGCCTGTAGAGGAGTATAAAGGATTATCTAAGTACGATAGTAAGAAACTAACGGAGGCACATGGTGGACTCTAAACCACTTACTCAAGAAGAAATAATTAAGATATATAAAGAAGCATTTGGTAAAGGTGACCAACTTGTCACACTTGAAAAGATATTTAGATTTGCTAGGCTTATAGAACAATTGCATGGAGTAAAAGATGTACACTAAACTAGATGACCAAAGACAAGCAAAGTTTGTTATAAACTATGTTACTGCACATCCTGGTTGCAGCATTAAACAAATTGTGCAAGAATGCGTCATTGCTAGAACACGATTGAAATACTTGGAAAGTCAAGGATATTTGATTTTGCCTAAATGGACTTATAGCAATGAATTAGATAAAAGATTTAAGAATAGGAAATATGTATCTGTAACTGTAGGAAGGGAGTATGGCAGATGGCAAGAGCAGAAAAGATATTAGAAGTGGTAGTATGGTTGTTGATTGTTGGTGGTATGGGTTGGTTTTTTTATGGTTGTTATCAGTTAATTGATTTATTTTTTATAAGGGGATAAGAATGGTTGATTTAGTGAATAGACCACCGCATTACTTAGTGGGCGGTATAGAGGCAATAGATGTGATTAAAAGTCGTTTGACTAAAGAAGAGTATATTGGGTATCTAAAAGGATGTAAGTTAAAGTATGACTTACGTTATCCATTTAAAGATAATCCACAACAAGATTTAGAAAAGTCTGATTGGTATAAGAACAAGCTATTAGATGCTACTAAAGATGATGGAGTTGAAATTCCACCGGAATTAGAAGCTCAATTACAAAGGTTTGATGATGAGTAAAATCTATTTGGTATTTGGTCTTGTGATGGTTGCACTAGCTATCTTTTGGACTGAAGAAACATTTAGCCAAACTACTACTATACTAGCACCTGATGGGTCTGTAACCGTCTGTCAGGTTTATAATGGTACTATCATTTGTGTCTAATGCTATGCGTAATGCGTATGCTAGTCATACAGACTTTGGCTTTTTAAGAGGTGTAATACTAGAGAATCCAAAAGCTATGCCATCTAACATTGACATGGTTTTTGAAAGACGAGGAAACTTTCTTATTGGAGAGTGGAAGCGTGAAGATGAGGATATATCTCTAGGTCAAAAAATACTGTTAAAAGCATTAGCAGACCAAGATAAGTTTACTGTGTTAGTTATAAATGGGTATAGTGATGATACTGGAACTGAGGTAGATAAGTTTTACAAGGTTACCCAGGATAAACTTGTTATTCTTGGTAATGGTATAGAAGGATTAAAAGATTATATAGATGCTTGGTATCAGTCATCCAATGGTGTAAGTTCGGAATAGAGCGATAACTCCTCGCCACTAATTTCTATAAGTGAGTCATCATCTAGCTGAATGACAATAGTGCTATCGCCATGTAATGCTTCACAAGATACAATCACTCTACCTAGCATGTGATTACAGATAATCTCTACATCTGAACGTTGCATAATTTTCCTATATATTTACTAAAGAGTCTTTGGCAATCTTTTCTGATTTAACAGACCTTGCCCACGACCCACAATTTTGACATTGATAGCGTTGATAAATAGCAGTCCTACTTCTTTGTGTACCACGAGATTGTAATTTGCGTGAAGCACAATTAGGACAACAAACGTCAGCAGAATATGCGTTATGATTTGGATGTTGTTTAATCCAACCCTTGAATTTATCGTAGACTTTCTCAAGTAATATAACATCATTCTTATTATATTCTTCCATTGTTTTCCATGCCTTACGGTCATCATTCATACACTTGACCCATAAAGCATGTCCTTCATGTTCTGTCTTGCTACCTAATCCTAAAGCCTGTGCTACATAATCTAGTTTGTTAGAAACAAATCTAAATTGTCTTCTTGCTACTTGCAATAAATCTATCTGTTTAGAGGGTGCTGGAGGTGGCATACCAGATAGTAAAAACTCTTTGTGTAGTATTGGTATGTCAAACCTAGAACCGTTGTAGTGAACAATGGCATCAGCTTCATCAAGAAGTTTATGCACAGAGTCTAGCATTTTTTGTTTGCCAGATTTTTGGATAGAGTCAAACATGATTTTAGATTCACCGTACCACTTGGCTGCATAACATAAAGTGTAAGATGATTCTAGTAATTGGTTTATAGAGATGTTCTGGTCAAAGATACCCCAGACATGAGCAGTATTTGGTGCTACTTCTATATCAATAAGTAATATTTTCATAGTAGTCTCTAAAGTTGAGATACTTTATTATATACTAGATAAATAATTAACATGAGTAATACATATTTAAAGTGGTCTATAGCACAAAGGATATCGCAGATAAGATAATCTAGCATATCTTAATTGTGGCTGTTTTAGCTTTCTTTAGTTTGTCAAAGAACTTCTTATAAGCTATTTTAGAGTTACCTATAAAGTCTTTACCTGCCCATGTTGAGCCAAGTAATATACATCCATCTGTATCTGCTGAAGTGTTACCTGAATGAATACGAACACCTGTAAAGTTAGGAACGTTTAGTATGTGTGGCATGTCCTGTTTAAAGCGTACAGAAGCGTCTATAATGAGTTTATATTCACCAATAGGAATAGCAGTCTTACCTAATACTTTAGTGCCATTCCTGACTACATCTTCTAATGTATAACACTCATATACACCATCTACATACATCTTGCCTATAGTATGTGTATCTTTAAATTCAAACCTTTTTACTTCAATTAACATATGAATTAATATATTCCAATGCACGAGTTAAGTAATCCATAACTGCAATAAATACTAAAGCAATACCCATGATTATAAATAACAATCCTACTACGATAAGTTTAAGTATGGATAAGCCGATAAAATTAAGTATGTTTAAGAATATCATTTAGCACTTTTTTTAATGTGTAGTAATGAACGTTCACCAAATAAGTAGAAGCCAACAGCACTAGCAAAGTTATCTACTTCAGGTGTTGCTGTACCGTTAAGGTGCATAATAACCCATGTAGAAAGCACAAGCAGACCTATAACAGGTCTCATAAGTCTTATGATAGCTTCTACCCAAGGGTATGATGGATTACCACCACCAGCTTCATTCATAACTTTAAAGAACTCTAAGTCAATTTGTTTCATTTGAGTATATTGTTCTATAGTAGCTGGCTTGAATTGGTCAGGTGCTATAAAGCGATTAATAAGTGATTTACCTAAGTCTACTGCTAATGGTCCTAATGCTGCTAATATGGTAATTGGGTCTATGATATTCTCCTTATAATTCTTTAGGGTCAAAGCCATACATCTTGGCTACACGCTTTTGTAGTTTTAAGAATAAACCTTTGTGACTAGCATACTGTTCTGTTTTAGGTGAGTCTATGTATACGCACATATGGATAATCTCATGGCATAAAGTCATTAAGACAGGATATAGATGAGAATGGCGTGCAGTAGATATAGTGATAACATGAGGCTCACCTTGTTCTGGTGGTTCATATTGTCCACATATAGTATCGTCATGCAATACTACGAAGTCCACTTTAGATGCAGGCGGTAGTTTATACTCGTCAAATATGGGCATTTCTATCAGAGCTGAATATAGGTTTGCTATATTGTTCTCTGTAATAAATGTCATTTTGTGAAGTGTGTCAATAAAAATACAATAACGAAACCTGCTGTACCTAAAAGTATTTGTTCTAGGCGTTTGAGTCTTGCGTTTATTTGCTCATAACGTAACGCACATACTTCTTCATGCGTAGTTAAACGTGATTCTACGTCTGTCTTGACCATTACAATTCCTTATTCTTGATTGTTGAGTAAGCCTTGATATGGCACAAAAGGTGCTGTTCTAGGCGTATATTGTGGAGCAGCAAGCATTTGTTGAGCTTGTGGTGTCATTAAACCATATCTAGCACCAATTCTTGCAGGAGCTAAAAGTGATAATGCAGGAACACCTGTAAACAAATCAACACCAGCACCAGCACCAGCACCATATAAATCTAATGCTGAAATGCTTTAGCATATTTACCTACTAATGCTAATTCATCTGTAATAGGTACACCTTGGTCTAATTGTTTAGCTATCTTTCTAGCATCTACAACTCCTGTTTGTGGGTTCAATGCTTTTTCTACTGTAAATGTTTTAGCTATATATCTTCTTGCATCTCTAAACTGATTAATAAGTTCAGGTTGACCTAACTTAACAACATGGTTTTCAATAGCTTTTTCTAGTTTATCTGCTTCAGCTAAATATCTATTACCACGTGCTACTTCTTTAGGGTTAGGTTTCATAATGTTAGTACCTGAACGCAAGTAAGCACTACCATCACTACGTAACTCTTTTAACCTTTGAATAGCTGTTGCAGCATCCATACTGTAAGTATCTGGTATGTCTTGCATAAGTGCATTTTTACCACCTGTTACTTTATTAATGCCTGTAACAATATTAGAGAATGGATTTTTATTTCCAAAACTAATAGTACCTGTGTTAGCAATAGCTTCATAAGCAGGATATACAGATGTTCTAGCATTTTCTAATACTTCTGTTGTTAATGGTGCATCTTCAGGTAAGTCTAAATATCGTTTAGTTAGATTGTTTGTAACTTGTTGATTTCTAGCACTAGCTAATTCTTCTGTTTTGAATTTACCAGAAACACCTTCTAAGAAACGACCTAATTTTTTACCACCTACATCTGTAGGCAATGCAACATAACCAGCATCTCTACCTAGTTTTAATGTTTCATCTCTATTAGCATTTTGTAATTGTTGAGTAGATAGACCAATAGCTTTAGGTCTAACAAGTCCAGCACCAGCAAGACCACCACCTAAACCTGCTAAAGTTTGAGCAACTGCACCACCACCTAATTCTTGTGTTGCTGCTTGTCCTAAACCACCACCTGTAGCTGCTGCTGCTTGTGTAGGTGCATTTGCAGTAAATG